TCCTTTTAAATTCTGAAATGTCCCAACCTGAGAAGTATCAGATGAAGCAACTTCTAAATTTAAAGCATCTCGATATTCACCATTAGGAAGTAACCTTTCGTCAAGGTCTTTATTCATTTTCCCTCCGGTAAATGTATGTATTAATTCTGGCATATATCTTAGTGTTTAATCCACTTGGATTGGTTTCTCATTACTTGTACAATCAATTCAGATTTCAACTGAGACAATCTAATTTTAGCGTTTCTTCTAGCTGCTGACAACTCTCTCTTATATCTAGCCACTAAATATTCTTGTGTATTTGCTCTAGTTGAAAGCACCGCGTGAAGTATATATTTATATATGGCATCTACAGCAAATTTGTGTACAACCATATCTTCGTCAGAACCTAATCCGTCGCTTATATATTTTAATGTTATTATTCTGCCTCTAAGATCTGAACTGAATCTAATAACACCATTTACATTATCTATATAAAAAGTACCGTTTGCTTGAGCTAATTCCGGATCTATACCGTATCTTCTGCCATAAGCGTAAAGACCTAGCAAGTCTGGATTGTCATTAAAGTTAAANGCATTGTTATTATTAACAACGTTATTTGAAGTATCGTAGTTCCACCGTTTTAAAGTTTCTGATTTATCAGCTTTTAATATTTTTCCGTCGTTATCATATGTGTACTCGTAAACATCATCTTGCAAAGGTGCTGATGGGTCGCTGGTGATATTTGTTCTATATATAGGTCTTTCGATACCTTGATTATCTGTCCACGAAAGTTTCGTGAAGTTTACGTAATCTTGTGGTAAAACAAAAAACAATCCTGGAGGTATTTCTATTTCAACAGATTTATCTTGAGGTAGCATATCAAAACTAAATTCTTGAATGGCTCTCATGGCATGAAACTGCACGTCTGTTCTTTTTACTTTTGAAATATTCTTATCTTCGCCAACATACGCAACCATAAAAGTATTTATAATATCATTTATAGGTACAAATTGATAACTTCCATAATCTTCGTCATGACTATTCCATAGTCCGTCTGGACCCAAATAGTATTCCTCTTGTGTTTTATTTATAATTCCCATATATTATGATTTTTCTTGTTGGTTAGTTTGTGATTCCATTCCTGCAGCTATTTGATACATTTGAATATCTTCAATAGCTAAGCCTGCGAATTCTAATATTTTTATAACTAACTCTGTTTCTTCAGAAGCGTGTAATTCGAAATCAGTAGATGATGTAGAGTCGTACAAAGCTTCACCGTAGATCATCTGGTAGCCCCANGCAGCTTCTGTTGGTTTCTTTATATAATTACACTTAACATCCGTTAGGGTCACCTCAGAGGCTCCGTACACCTTATAGCCTGAAGTGTTAGCTACGAATACGGGTCTTGAATTTGTTGGTTTTGTCATTCCTGATTGAGCTATAGCTAAATATTCATTGTAATTTATACGCTCTGCTTCAACCGGAACCTTTGTTGTCACCACTGTGTTTGGTGTTGGATACAGCGATTTTGTAGTAATTGTGTTTTCGTAAACTATAGAACCTATTCTATATAGGTTAGCAGGAGGAGCCCAATGAAGAGTAGTTGTACTCCATACCATAGCGGCATTAGCTTCGAATATGTTTATTTTTTCGTTAAGGATGTTAAGCATGTCTGAGAACTCTGTATCATTACCAGAGAGTCTTCCAAACTGATTAATATCATAAAAGTATTGCTCGAATATATCTAATTGCGATTGATTAGCAAACAGGTTGAATTCTTGAGGAGTAACATATCCTCTTTGTTCTTTGTTTAATATTGCTAATACTCTTTGATAAACAGTATCTATGCTTACAGCCATAATTTATTTTTTAATTATTATAATAATAGGCCACCTTTACAGTAGCCTATCACTATAAAAGGTGACTATTTAAGTCTTTTTTCTATTGCTTTGTATATTTCCATACCTTCATCCGTCTTAAAGAATGCTGCTAGTGCAGAGTAAGGATGTTCATCGAAAGGCACTGTCATTACTTTTCTACCACTTTCTCCGTAAGTAAAAGTTCTTTGATCTGGCGATAGAGTTAATATATTAGCCTCTACGGCTTTTGCGCCAAAACTTCTTAATTGCACGTTATCGTCTTGAGCTAGGCTCATAAACAATTGAGGTTGGTTTCTAGCAAAAACTAGTACGTCTCTTTTTAATTCTGAGGATGTCAAGGCATTAACCCCTTCTCCTATTTCAACTCTTAATATAGCTTCTCCTTCTTCAATAGAAAGTGATTTAGCTAAGTTTAAAGCTGCTAATTCGTATTCAATCCAATCTGATTGATTTTGCGCTATTGCAGCAGGCTTGTATTCTTCTAATATGCCCTCTGTAGCGTATGGGTGATATAAAGATAAAAGCTTCTGTAAAACAACATTATTTGCTTTAACTCTTAATATGCCGTCTCTAAATACTATTCGACCCATTGTAACTTGACCTTCTTGCTCGTCAACAAAACATGACTTTTGGTTAGTAGCGTATCTTAATTCTCTTTGATACCCAACATTTTCATCAAACCATAACAGTGCTTTTGAATTACTGTGAGTTGTTGGTACTGTAAATACTAAAGGCTTTTTACCTCTAGTTAATTCATATAATCTATCTTTGACGATCCATTCGTCTTTCTTAGGCGCTTTCGCTGCCGTTGCTTTTGTAGCCATAATATAATATAATATAAATGTTAATGATAAGAGTAATAATTACCCCCGTAGTTTCAACGAGGGTAAAGATTACATTAATTTAATCTACTAGGTCGCTTTTAATAATACAAAGTTGTTAGCAGCTTGAGTACACATTGTTCTTTCTGATAAGAAGTGAACATTCATTGCATCCTCGTCACTTGTATAGTTTCCTCCAACTGAACCAGTAACCCAAGATTTCAAACGTCTGTCATCAGCTTCTGAAGCTCTATAACGGATATGTAAGAAAGGTCTTGAAATGTTCTGTCCTAATTGTTGGTCATAAACTGTAGAAGTTCCTGCTGGTACTAACACACCTTTAATATCGTCAATTAATCCACGAGTTGTAGAATCGTTTAGATATTTCCAGTCAGTTTTGTAAAAGTCATAAGAACCTCTTCTGAATCCTGAGAAACCTAAGTTTAAAGCCATATCTTCAGAGTTGTCAAATACACCGTAAGATGTACCACCTGCTCCGTAAGAATTTTGTGTAGCTAACATATTGTCAATAGATAAAGATGTACCTCTGTCTAAGAATAACATGTTCTCCTCAATTGCTCCTTGCTTATCAAGTTCTTGTAATATCGTATCAAATTGGTCAAGACCAGTTGCTCCTGCTACTACTGAACTAAAGTTTGGATCGTTAAAAACTAATCCTCTTTCCTCAATAGTACTAAACAAACCTTGCGTACCTGTAATAGCTGCTCCTGCTGCATCCGTAAACGCAGATTGTGCATTAGTAGCTTCAACCATACTCATTTCTAAGTAGTCTTCAAAACGAATTCTAGATTCATGCTCAGATTTTAAATACCATAAATATCCACCTGTTCCGATTTCAGTAGTAACCTCAACCCATCCGATTTGAGCAACATCTGAACCATTTACAGAGTATCTATCTCTTAAAATAATTGGTTTGTTACTAAAAGTAGTGAAAGAAGCGTCAACTGAATTACCCGCTAAGCTAGATCCTTTTCCATATTCAGAACCGAATACAAATAAACTAAGTGGAGCCACTGCTGTTGCACCTGCTAAAGCTGCTGGCAATTGACCATTAGCAGTATCATATACTTCGATGTTGTAAACCTGCTTCCCTGCTGCGATTGCACCTAAGGACTTTACAAAGGCTTTTACTGTATCGTTACCTTTAGCTACTACGATTGTCATTCCAGGTCCTAATAATGGAACTTTCCCATCTGCTCCAGGAGAAGGTAATGAAATAGTTTTAGCTGCTACCGCTGCAGATTCTACAGTATCATAAGCGATATGTAATCTTCCTTGCTCAGACCAAACTACTTGATCAGATGCCATTGGCATTTCTGCTCCAACCATACGTAAGAAACCTGTAATCGTTCTGTTTCCATAACGCTCTACTTCTTTCTCATATACTTCTGGTAAAAATTGTTGTGCCCAGTCCATATCCGTTAAAGACAAATAGTTGTCTCCGAATAATCCTTTTACGGGTCTTGGTGTTAAATGCGCTAAGTTAGCTAATGTAGCTGGCGCTGTTGCAAATCCTGCCATAATTTTTTACTTTAAATGTTTAAATGATTTTATCTTTAATTTTGAATCACTACCCCCACTGTCAACTGATCTTACGCTCCACCCACCATTGTTCGGTTTAACATTTTCATGAACACCTCTCGCGCCCATTTTAATGTTTTTCGAATTAGATACGCTTTCTTTCATTGCATCGGATTTACCCTGCTCATAGAAATGTTGTGCGACAGAATCTGCATTCATAGCTGTAAACAAACTTTTGTGATAACCTTGAGCATCAGACATTACGCCATCTTCATTCAAGAACTTCTTGATAAAATTGTTAATGTCACTCTGATTATTTTTCACAGTTTCCGCATCTTTAACTTTAAATCGGTATTTTTTATCACCAACAGAATAATCAAAACCTTTGAAATTCTCATTGAATAATTTACCAGTTTTATCTAAAAACGCATTTGTTTGCTTCTCAGCTGTTTGAGTTGCTAATTCATTTTCTTTTGTATAGCGATTGAAAAAATCTACCGCTTTCTTTTGTTCAGGAGCTAATTTACTACCTCCTTTTATTTCCTCGTAATACGTGGACTTTAAATTGTCTAAATATGTTTTAGCTTTTGAAAGCTCTTCTTTCCTAGCTATTTTCTTTTTTATCACATCTCTGTCATCATCGATATCTTCGTCAAATGCAAAGTTCTCATCTAATAAGAACGCTACTTCATCGCCATCTAAATGAGGTTTTGATGTTTGGTAATACTCTTTTAATAACTGATCTTCATCTAAGGAATTGTAGTCTACGTTTAATTTAACATAATCTTCTAAGCTTCCTCCTGTTTCATTTATAAAATTAACTACCTTTTGTATATTTTCAGGTAATTCAATACCTAAATCTTTTTCTACAATCGCTTGCTCAACTTGCTCTTCGAGTTCTTCTACTTGCTCTACAACTTCTTCGTCTGTTATTTCTTGTAGAAATTCACTCTCTAATTCTTCTTGAACGGGTTCATTAGTTTGAACGGGCTCTGGTTGTTGTGGTACTTCTGCTTCCACTTCTTGTACAGATTCGGTTTGTTGATCTGCAACCACGTCTGCTGTTTCTTGCTCTGTATTGGCATTTGGTTCTACGGGTTTTGATAAATCAAGTTTCAGAGTTCCGTCTTCAGAGACAGACGCTGGACCTGTTTGTTCTACTTGTTCAACTGCAGCTGGTGCTTCAGTTGGTTTTACGGTAGGTTTTTTTATTTTAAACGTACCTTCTGTGTTTTGTGCTTCCGCCATGATAAGATATTATATGATTGTTACTACTATTATTACCTAGGTTCGAAGGAACCTAAGCCAAATCCACCGCCCATTACGTCATTCCCTGACGATTCAAAGTTTTTTGGTGGTAAATCTTGTTGTCTTTGAGCAATCATCTCGCTCTGTTGCGTACCTTGTATCTTAGTACGATTGTCTTTTCTGTCCTCTATAGAATTTTCTTTTGATTTCATAGCTTCAACTTCCATGCCTTTAAGTTTAACGTTGTATTGAAATTCTAATTCCATCAATTCTTTCTTTGCACCAACTTCTATTTGTATCCTTTGTTGTTCTATCTGACCTTTTAATTGTTCCAACTGAGATTTAGTTGCGAATAAAGCTTGGTCTTTTTGAACTTCCGCTTGTGCTGCTACTTGTTGAGCCTGCGCGTTTGCTTGAGCTTGAGCTTGTATATTAGCTTGTTGCTCTGCCTGCAGTCGTTCTTGACGTTTCTTTTGCTTAACTTTTAGCAATTGATTAGCTAGTTTTAAGTTTTTAACTTCACGAATATCAATAGCATCGGATAAATCTATTAAACCGGCTTGTAAAGCTGTCTGTACATTGTTTTCTAATACTTGTTTTTGCTCATCATCCGGTCTTAATTCTAAGAATATACCAAAA